GATCTTGTAAACCGCAAACCCCGCGCCTAAGCAAACCCCGCCTTGTGCGGGGTTTCTTTTTGCCTGGTGCGTGCCTGGTGCGTGCCTGGTGCGTGCCTGGTCGCCTGCCTGGTGCGTGCCTGGTGCCTGCCTGGTCGCCTGCCTGGTCGCCTGCCTGGTGCCTGCCTGGTGCCTGCCTGGTCGCCTGCCTGGTGCCTGCCTGGTGCCTGCCTGGTGCCTGCCTGGTGCCTGCCTGGTCGCCTGCCTGGTGCCTGCCTGGTCGCCTGCCTGGTCGCCTGAAAGCTTAACCTATCGGTTAAGCGTCGGGGCAAAAGGTACTCCCGGCGATCCCCCAATGCGGGTAGTTCGCGCCCCAAGTTTTCTGGCCAGACAGAATATCCGTTGAGTTATGGTTCGAAACGCGATATGGTTCTAGCTATGGAAAAGTGGTCGATGCAAATTCAGAGATATCTTGATCGCATTCGCGAGACGGATGCTGGCACTGAAGTGCTTTGCAAGCACTGCTCTGAGTGGAAGCCATCGTCTGGTTTTCACATTGGCAAAGGCAAATACAAGTCAATGTGCAAGGCGTGCCACTCGTCGCGCTACAACAGGGCTGCTGGGTACGAAAGCCCAACAGCAAAGGCGAAAAGAGAGTCTGCACATGCCAGAAAGCAAGTTTGGCTTACTGAGCTTCAAGAGTGTACAATATGCGGTGAGGTGAAGGAGCGACGGCTATTCTTCAGCGCGCAGCAAAAGAGGTACATGCCTTATTGTTGCAGCCCCCGCAGGACGCATGAGCAAATTGACGCAGATATTGCTGAGCAGATGAAGACCTGCTTTGAGTGTGGCCTTCGCTTGCCATTCGATAGTTTTTCATACGCTCCTAATGGGCGCGACAAGAAGAAGCCTTACTGTAAGTGCTGCGTCGCGGCTATTATGCACGAAAAGTCTGACAGGCCAGAGCGCCAGCGTATGATCGATGAGACCAGCGATGGCTCAGTGACAGTGCCTAAGTTGAGCAGGATGCTGAGAGAGTCTGAGAATTGCTCACACTGTGGTGTTGCGATGACTCAGTCATATCCGGTCAAGCCTACTCAAAAGACAATTGACCACAATGTGCCTCTGTCACGCGGAGGCAAGCATGTGATTGAGAATGTTTCGATCATGTGCCTGAGTTGCAATTCTGCCAAGCAGGACAGGACCATCGAAGAGTTCAGCAGAGTAAAAAAAAAGATGGTGCCATGACCGAGAGCCAGCCTGAATACATGACCTACGACGAGGCGCGAACCAGAAAGGTCGCAGCCGAAGCAGCCATTGCTGAGTTGGAGCTTGCCAAGATCAGAGGCGAGTTGGCGATTGTCTCTGCGGTTGTCGCCGCATGGGAAGATGTGCTTGCGGCACTCAAAGCAAAGCTATTGTCGATCCCGACGAAAATGGGGCCGATTTTTGCGGCGGATGACGACGCTTTGAGCATCCAAGACAAGCTGGAGAAGCAGATCAGGGAATGCTTAGATGAACTCTCAAACTATGACCCACTTTCAAACCCAGCAGGCACTGGGGTTGCTTTCTCTGAGCCTGAAGGGGGCGATGGAGATACTGAAGCCACCGCCAAAGCTAACCGTAAGCCAGTGGGCAGACCAAAAAAGACGGCTAAGCTCTCAAAGTAGTGCAGAGGCTGGCCGATGGAACACGTCTCGCGCTGAATATCAGCGCGGGATGATGGATGCGTGTTCAGACCCAAATATCAAGCAGGTCGTCATCATGTCTGGCGCGCAGTTGGGCAAGTCTGAAGCCCTTCTGAACATCATAGGGTATCACATTGAGCATGACCCAAGCCCTATTTTGCTTATGCAGCCAACGGTGGAAATGGCTCAGTCCTTTTCCAAGGACAGGATCACGTCTGGTCTATTGTCTACCACGCCATCGTTGAGGGGTAAGGTTAAAGACCCTCGCGCCAGAGACAGTGGCAACACAACACTTCACAAGACATTCCCCGGTGGAGCTTTAAGCATGGTTGGGGCGAACAGTCCTGCCGGGTTGGCGTCAAGGCCGATCAGGATCGTTCTTTGCGACGAGGTTGATAGATATCCTGTTTCTGCTGGTGAGGAGGGCGATCCTGTTGCGCTGGCAACCAAACGCGCAATGACCTTCTGGAACAGAAAGATAGTTCTTGTCAGCACACCTACAGACAAGGGCGCAAGCAGGATAGAGTCTGCCTATCAGGAGAGCGATCAGCGGCAATATTATGTTCCTTGCCCGCATTGCGACCATATGCAGACTCTTCGCTGGGCGCAGGTCCAGTGGACAGAGAAAAGGGCGGCAACGGCGGCTTATTACTGCGAAGAATGCGGTGCTGCATGGTCTGATGTCCAGCGCCACAAGGCTGTCTCGAATGGTAAGTGGGTGGCCGCGTCTCCATTTCATGGAGTTGCTGGGTTCCATATTTCGTCGCTTTATTCGCCTTGGGTCTCCATTCCAGATGCTGTGGATGAGTTCCTCAAATCAAAGCGCGATCCCATGCGCCTGAAGACTTGGATCAACACGTTCTTGGGCGAGACATGGGAAGAGCAGGGCGAACAGGTCGATGAGATGGACCTGATGGAGCGGGCTGAGAACTGGGGCGATGAGTTGCCCGAGGATGTGCTGCTCATCACCGCTGGCGTTGACGTGCAGGACGACCGCTTGGAAATCGAGATCGTCGGCTGGGGCCGGGGCGAGGAAACATGGTCGCTGGCCTATGAGACGATGTACGGCGACCCATCGTCGGCTGAATTGTGGAACCGCCTCGACGTGACATTGGGGCGGAAGTTTGACCACCCGACCTTGGGTGACATGGTCATTCGATCTGTCTGCGTGGACTCTGGCGGCCACTACACCCAGCAGGTCTACAACTATGCGCGGCTGCGGGCTGGCCGCCGTGTTTTCGCGATCAAGGGTGTCGGCGGCGAGGGCAAGCCGATTGTGGGCAGGCCGACGAAGAACAACATCGGCAAGATCAATTTGTTCCCGGTCGGCACCGACACGGCCAAGGAGATCGTCTACGCACGGCTGAAGATCAGGGAGGAGGGCGAGGGCTATTGCCACTTCCCGGTGGGCCGCAGCGATGAGTATTTTCGTATGCTGACGGCTGAGAAAAAGGTCACGCGCTACTTCAAAGGCAGGCCGAGGACGGAGTGGGCAAAGATCAGGACGCGCAACGAAGCCCTTGATTGCCGGGTCTATGCGACGGCTGCGTTGGCTATTCTCAACCTAAACCTTGAGGCTGTTTACACTCAGGCCCAAAATCGGGTATCATCAGGGGATCAACCGTCGGCCCCCCGCAAGCCGAAGGTTCCCATGCGGAGCGGTTTTGTCCACGGATACAGGTAATGGCCAATCTTTTTGACGCTGCCAATGCGCCAGAGGGCGAACCGCTTGAGATCGTTGTCGGCGATTTCATTCAGTGGAAGCGTTCTGATCTGGTTCAGGACTACCCGCTGGCATCCTACAGCGCGCAGTATGTCGCTCGGATCACGGGGGGTGGGAACACGGAAGTTCTGATTCCGGCCACTGAGACGGGCGGCACATATCTGTTCACGGCATCAAGCTCAACGACATCTGGATTTGAGCCTGGCTATTACCACTGGCAGCTTGAGGTTATCCAAACATCAAGCAGCAACCGCTTGGTGGTGGATCGCGGCGAGTTCACGGCGATTGCCGATCTAGACGTGAACGGGGCCGATCCTCGCAGCCACGCTCAGATCATGATCGACAAGATCGAGTCGATCCTCCAAGGCAAGGCTGACAGCGATGTCGGCAGCTACTCCATCGCTGGCCGCTCTCTGACCAAGATGAGCTTTGGCGAGTTGATGACAGCACGGGACCAATACAAGGCCGAGTTCCAGCAGGAGGTCGTCAAAGACCGAGCGCGGCGCGGTAAGCCCACAGGAAGCACGATTAAAGTGAGGTTCGGCTGATGGGCCTTTTCGACATCTTCAAGCGCCAGAAGAAGGCGACCGGGAAGCGTGACTATCTGGCCGCCTCAAAGGGCCGCCTGTACATGGACTTCAAGGGCAGCAACAAGTCTGCCGACTCTGAGATTCGTTGGGTGCTGCGTGATCTACGCAACCGCGCCCGCGAACTGGAGCGCAACAACGAATACGCCCGCCGCTATCTGCAACTCATGCAGACCAACGTGGTCGGCGAGAATGGCTTCCGCCTTCAGCTAAAGGGCCGGAATATCGATGGCTCTATCGACATGGCCGGGAACAACATCATTGAAGCGGCTTGGGCCGAGTTCTCTCGCCTTGGCGGATCGACGGTTGACGGCAAGATGTCGATGACCGATCTGTCGAATGCAGTGGTTCGCGGTGTGAAGCGTGACGGCGAGGTGTTCTTGCACATCGTCCGCAAGCCCTATCTGCGCCACGGCATCGGCGTTCAGATCATTGAGCCTGACCGGGTCGACGAGCAGATGAACGAGACGCTGCGCGATGGCAACCAGGTCCGCATGGGCGTGGAGTTGGACTCGGCAACGCGCCGGGTCTCTGCTTATCACGTCTTGGTGAACAACCCCGGCGATTACGACTACACCACCACGACGACGGGCCTCTTCCGCCAGCGCATCCCGGCGGACCAGATCATTCACATCTATGTGCAGGAGCGCGCAGATCAGACCCGTGGTGTGCCTGAGCTTGTGACGGCCATGCCAGCGTTGAAGATGCTGCATGGCTACCGTGAGGCCGAATTGACGGCTGCCCGCGTCGGCGCGTCCAAGATGGGCTTCTTCACGTCTCCGGCGGGCGATGGCTTCACCGCTGACGGGTTCGAAGATACCTTCACCCCGATGTACGACGCTGAACCCGGCACGTTCCACCAGCTTCCGGCTGGCGTTGACTTCACTCCGTTTGATCCCAACCACCCGACATCGGCCTTTGCCGACTTTGAGAAGGCGATCCTGCGCGGCATCGCTGGCGGTCTGGGCATCAGCTACACCGCGCTGGCCAACGATCTGGAAGGCACGTCCTATTCGTCGGTTCGGCAGGGCGCGCTTGAGGAGCGGGACTTCTACAAGACCCAGCAGCGTTTCTTCATCGAACACTTCATCGATCCGCTGTTCCGCGTCTGGATGGCCCACGTCATGGACTTCGCGCTGATCCCGATCAACGGGCCGGGCAAGTTCGACAAGTTCTCAATGGGCATCTCTTGGCGTGCGCGTGGCTTCCAGTGGGTTGACCCGCTGAAGGAGATCAACGCGGCTGTCGTCGGCCTACAGAACGGCATATTGAGCCACACCGACATCGCTGCCACCTATGGCCGTGATGCTGAAGAGACCTTCGCGCAGATCGAGCGCGACAAAGAAATGGCCAAGCAGTTCGGGCTGGCGATGGCCTATGAGCCGTTCGGTTCGAAGCTGCCTGTGGAAGCTCAGGTGGAGGAATAAGAATGTCCTATGAGCCGACCGGGGAGATGAAGGAAGAAGCCCAGCGCGGTCTTGATTGGCGGCGTGAGTTCGGGCGCGGTGGCACCGAGGTCGGCATCGCCCGCGCCCGTGACATCGTGAACGGCAAGGAGCTTTCAGACAGCACTGTCAAGCGCATGAAGAGCTTCTTCGCCCGCCATGAGGTGGACAAAGAGGCTGAGGGCTTCCGGCCTGGTGAAGATGGCTACCCGTCCAATGGCCGGATCGCTTGGGCGCTCTGGGGCGGAGACGCTGGCAAATCCTGGGCTGATGGTATCGTTGACGACATGGACGATGAGGATGACATGGACGATGAAGATGACAGCACCCGTGCGGCGGCTGATGCGCTGAAGCTCGGTGATTTTGTCGAGTGGAACTCATCGGGCGGGATGGCACGCGGCCAGATCGAACACATCATGCGCGAAGGCACGCTTGGCATCCCCGACAGCGAGTTTTCGATCAACGCCACGCCAGAAGATCCCGCTGCGCTGATCCGCATCTTCCGCGACGGTGAGGCCACGGAAACCTTGGTCGGCCACCGCTTCTCGACTTTGACCAAGATCAGGCCGATCCGCGCCGCTGGTGCGCGCCCTTACGCGAATGAACATGCTGCCCGCATCCGCGATCCTCGCCAGTACGACAGCTTCCGCCGTCGCAACAACGGCGGTGGCCGGGGCGTTGACTACATCTTCGGCATCAAGGACGACACCAGCGAGATTCAGGCGATCCGTTTCCGCACCCAGTTCTTCACTGTGGCAGAGGC